TAGTACTTATGGTCTTCCTGCTAGCCAAGCATTTGTAGTTGAGTTCTATCCTAACTCAATTATTTATAAATCACCTTATATTCAAAACTGTACAAACTTTGCTGACACAGCAATTAACAATAATAGTTTTGACCCCAATAATGTAAGTCAAGGTGGTTTTGGTGGTGACCTTACTTCTGGACCTACGGGTGGTGGCATCCTTATTGATGGCTCTGCTGTAGCTAGCAGTTCACCACTGCGTTCAATGGTTGTTGATGCCTTTACCCAGATCACTCTGGACGGACCTGGCATCCTCTGTACTAACAATGGCTATGCACAGCTTGTGTCATTCTTTGGCACCTTCTGTCATTACCACGCCAAGGCACTCAACGGTGGTCAGCTAAACCTAAGTAACTGCACAACTGATTACGGTAGGTATGGTCTGATTGCTGACGGTAAGTCCCCTACAGCCAACTTTACTGCTGCTGTTGCTAGTAATGCTGCACAAGGTGCGCTGACATTCACAATTGGTGCTCAAACAGCTGGAGCTAATTGGTATGGATCAGCTACACGTCCTCAAGACAACATGCTGGTTACTATTGGATCTGATACGTATCCAGTGCTTTCTGCTGTTGCTAATGGCAGTGGTTGGGATGTGACTATTGAAAACCCAGATCCTGCGGCACTAGCTACAAACCTTGGTTTGACAAATGCTGTTTCTTCTGGTGCTACCGCAAGTTTCTTCAACCGCTCATATATTTCTACTGGTGGTCACACCTTTGAGTATGTAGGAGCAGGTACTGACTACAGAGCTGCACCTGAAAATGGTGGTGTGCCTATTGAAGCAAACCAAGTTAAGAATCTAAATGGTGGCAAGGTTTTCCAATCCAGTACAGACCATAACGGTAAATTTAAAGTTGGTGATACTTTTGTAGTTGATCAACGTACAGGTTCTGTCAATATTAGTCTTGATGCTTACCGGCCTGAACTCGTAAATGATTTGTCACCTCAACTTGGTGGTAATCTTGATGTTAACGGTAAGAATATTACAGGTACAGTTAAGCTAAACAATATTACTTACCCGTCTTCTGACGGTGCTACAGATCAGGTACTTAAAACAGATGGCAGTGGCAACCTTAGCTTTGTTGGTATCAACAGCTTGTCTGGTTCGGGTATGCAGAACCTTAGTGATGACACTTCTCCACAATTAGGAGGAAATTTAGATGTTGTCACCTATGACATTGTATCTACTGGTAATCGCGACATCGATTTAGATCCAGGTGGATCTGGTGTGGTTGTTGTTAAGGGTAATGGAACTCGTGGTTCAGGCTCTATCAAACTTAACTGTGAGGCAAACTCACATGGTGTTGAAATTAAAAGCCCACCGCATAGTGCTAACGCTACTTATACGTTGACGCTGCCAAACGCTTTACCTTCTACTTCTGGTCAAGCACTAACTAGTGACACGAACGGAAACCTTGGCTTTTCTGCTGTCAGTTCTGATGCATTAATTACACCTCAAACTATTACTGCATCTAAATCATTTGCCGCTAACTCCAACATCGGATTGATGGGACCGACAGTTGCCATCAGTTCAGGAAACACAATCTCTGTCGGAGCAAATTCAATCCTTACTGTACTTAAATAATCATGGCATACGGAAAAATTAAAGCAGATACATTGGTTTATGATAACAGTGGATCTGATGTAGAAGTAACACTACAGAGTTTAACTACTAAGTTAGGTTCATCTGACATTGGTAGTACTGTACAAGCATACGATGCTGACACAGCAAAACGTGACACTACAAATACATACACTGCACTTCAAACAATGAATGCAGGTCTAGCTGTTGACGGACCTTATAAACAAACAGCTGAAGCAGTCAGTGCTCTTGACATTGATTTAGCTACTGGTAACTACTTCATTAAAACAATCAACGGTAACTCTACCTTTACTTTCTCTAACCCTTCAGCTAGTGGTACTGCGTGTAGCTTTACTTTAGAACTTACTCATACATCGGGCACTGTTACTTGGCCTGCAAGCGTTAAGTTCCCAGCCGATACTGCACCTACTCTTACTACTGGTAAAACCCACCTCTTTATGTTTGTCACCGATGATGGTGGCACACGTTATCGCGGTGCTGCTCTTGCTGATTATGTGAACTGATATGGATCCTATTACACGACAAACAGCATTAGGTGCGGCAGGTGCAGGTGGAGATCCGGTTTATGTAGATGATGTATTTAGTACGTATTTGTATGACGGCAACGAAGGCTCTAACCAAATCAACAATGGAATTGATTTAGCTGGTGAAGGTGGACTTGTTTGGTTTAAGAACCGCACTAGATCAGGTGATGCACCAACATTGATTGATACAGAAACTCAATCAGGTGGTTATTTAATATCTAGCGGAACTGCGGCGTTATCTGGGACACAACCTTTTAGCTCATTTAATAGCAATGGTTATACAATAAACTCGGGCAGTTTTTATGTAAACGATAGCAGTCATAAATACGCCTCCTGGACATTCCGCAAAGCGCCTGGTTTCTTTGATGTAGTTACTTATACGGGAAATGGTACTGCTGGTAGAACAGTTGCGCACTCGCTCGGCAGTGTGCCGGGGATGATTATTATCAAGGCAACAAGTAAAACTAGCCTTTGGAGATGTTATCACAGAAGCTTACCGTCTGCTAACTATGTAATTAATTTGAATCAAACCGCAGCTGCAACAGACTCTGGAGCAGCTTTTTGGAACTCTACTGCGCCAACTGCATCGGTGTTTACTTTAGGTGATACAGGTAATGTCAATGAAACTGGTAGTACATACGTCGCCTACATCTTTGCTCATGACGCCGCACAGTTTGGCACGGATCTTGATGAAAGCATTATTAAATGTGGGAGCGTAACTACTGATGGCAGTGAAAACGGGATAGTAGACCTTGGGTTTGAACCGCAATTTGTAATGTTCAAGCGTTCTGATAGCTCAGGTTCTTGGCTCATGCTTGATACAATGCGCGGATGGGATAATTCCAATGACGACAAAAGGTTATACGCCGATGTAGATAATGCTGAATCTACTACTTCTGCTGGACATGGTGAAGTAAATTCTACTGGTTTTAGGATTTACAACATGGGTGCTAATGCAGACGTGATATACATGGCAATCCGCCGTCCGCATAAACCACCAACTGCTGCGACGGAAGTGTTTAGTGTTGATGATCAATCAAGCGGTAGCGGGAGTGGTGGAGCAAGTTTCTCAGCCCCAAGTTTTCCTATTGATTTGATGATTGCTAAAGGATTTAATACCAATGCTGATTGGAAACTGTTAGACAGAATAAGAGGATATGATAAGGCTTTGATATCAAACGATAATTCCCTTGAATCTACTGAAAACTATTTGACAGGTTTTGATCAGATGGAGGGATACACAGTAGGTAGCAATGGTGGTGTATTAAATAATTCTGATAGCATAACTTGGTGCTTTAAACGTGCTCCAGGTTTCTTTGATATAGTTGGATATAACGGATCAGGTTCTGCAACTACTCAAAACCATAATCTTGAGGCTGTGCCAGAATTGATGATAATTAAGCGAAGAAACTCATCTGGTAATTGGGTTGTTTACGCTGAAGGTATAGGTGCAAGTCCAGCCGCCTCTTATTATTTGTACTTGCATGATCTTGGAAATAGGGGAAGTTCAGGAAATTATTTTAATGATACTGCTCCAACCAGTTCTGTGTTTACTATAGGCGGGTCAAATGATGTAAATAATTCATCTAGCACTTACCTTGCCTACCTATTTGCAACCCTACCTGGTATATCAAAGGTAGGTAATTACACATCAGATGGCAATGCACGTGATGTTGATTGTGGATTTACTGGAGGTGCAAGGTTTGTTTTAATTAAAAAGACTAATGGAAATGGAAATTGGTATTTGTTTGATACCACACGTGGAATTACATCTGGTAATGACCCTTATATGTATTTAAATGATACTATGGTTCAGCAAACAACTGATGACTACATTGATCCGCTTAATGCTGGATTTGCTCTTCCTGCATCAACTCCCGTCAACACCAATGGATCCACCTACATCTTCCTAGCAATTGCTTAAACAAATAACTAACTATGGAAATTAGAAACAGATCAAATGGTGAGCTGACTACTGTTAGTCAGTTCAAAGCCACACAACCGAATACAAGCTTTCCTAAGCAAATTACAATTGAAATCCTTGATAGTTATGGATACGATGCTGTACTAAACGGTGCAGCAGCAACTGTAACTGCACCTTATGGTGTTAGTACACGTAGTGGTGTCGAAGAGGTTGACGGTAAGTGGTTTACCAAGTTTGTCGCTGGTCCTGTCTTTACTGACACTACTGACGCAGAAGGCAACGTAACTACCGCTGCAGCTAATGAAGCAGCGTATAAAGCAAGTGTTGATGCACGAGCTGCTGAGTCAGTACGTACTCAACGCAACACAAAATTGCATGACTGTGACTGGACACAAGTTGCTGACACGTCTGCTGATAAAGCAGCGTGGGCTACTTACCGGGCAGCACTACGTAACCTTCCAGCTTCAGAAGGTTTTCCACACAACATTACTTGGCCTACAGAGCCATCCTGATTATGATTACACTTATTCGCCCACTTCTCTTTCAATTTCTACAGTCTGACAAAGTAAAAGCTTTGATTGTAGAGATGCTTGAGCGCCTTGCTGAAACAACCGATAATGATATTGATGATAAGGCAGTTGAATTTGTAAGGAACGGTTTGTTTCCTGCTAAGTAATGGAATGGGATAGCCCACCGTTACTACCCTCTCTAAACCTCCCTGAAGCCCCCGGTTTGCCAGGTCCAGTACTTGGCTTACCAAAGGCAGAGTTACCCTCTTACAAGCCCATGGTGGTGCCTCCTAGCGTGCTTAGGGCACCGCCCGGAATAGAGGGGGCAGACAATACAGATAAAGCACCACAAAAGGAGGCTAAAACACAAGTTCCTCCTGCTACTGCCCCTACGCTTCCACCTCTCCCACCTGAGGCACAGATAGTAGAGATTCCATTTACAGAAGTAGAACTTCCGTTACCCTCTACCATCATCATGACGACAGCAGTTACTACAGCATTTATCTCTGTAGGTGCCACCTTAATTGCTACTTCGTTATTCAAATACATCGTAATGATAATGAAGCCGGTTTTTAAACAAGCATGGAACAAACTGACAAAAAAGAAACAGGTGCAAGAAATTTCTTAGCCAAAGTAAAAGAAAATACTGAGGATGAGATACAAATTTTGGGGACGTTTGTCCGCCTAGGTGTTGTTGTTTGGAGTGGGTTCATTATCACTCTTAACTACGTTGATTTGCCTATGATTAAAAAGGGTCAAAGCGGCGGTGATATTACATTTGTCGCTTCTGTATTTACAGGAGCACTTGCAACCTTTGGTCTTACTACATCTAACAGTAAGGCAGCAGGTGCTAAAAGCACTGACACTAAAAAGAAAGAAGAATGAAGTATCTATTTCTACTTGTAATGCTGGCTAGTCCTGTAGCAGCACAGCAAGTCACCCCGAACTTTACACAAGGTTCAATGCAATCAACTACTACCACCACTGTTGATATTGATCGGACAATTGCGACCGAGATCTTTGGTGGTGCATATTCATCATGGTCTGGAACAAACGTTACTCCAAGTGGAGATATCAAAAATACATCCACAACTTATTCAGTACACACAGCCGGGGATCAGTTTCAACTAGAGATTATGACCCGAGCAGCAGGAGTGGTAGAGACAATCGACATCACAGAATCAAT